GGGTATAGATGGTGAACGATGGTTAGTTGAAAAATCTATTTTTGAAAGAACTTATGAGAAAGTAATACAAGGAGGCAACAATGAGCAACAATAAACAAAGTAGCGAACTGAAATTGGATTTACGCGGTATTACTGCACGCCAGTATGCTATGCTTATTCTCCGAGATGATTTGAAATACTCGTGGCAGAGATGTGGTAATAAGATGGAGATTACACGTTACGCAGCTCGTGAGTTGTATAAAAGAGCTAAGGACAAATGCGAGTAATTCTATTTATTGTACTGGCTGCCATGGGTAATGATGACGGTACGTATAGATATGCAGTCAAAGATACGTGTGGTAAGACATATCATCTTATGATGCACCAAGAGTATAGAGTTGGTGATACAATCCATTTAGATGAGAAGAGATAATTGGTACCGATTAATATTGCTTCTTATGTACATCGGCTTTATATTTGCCGTTTGCTATAGTAGTTTCTTCCAGACAATTATTGTCTTGTTCGTTCTCATAGCGGTGACCTCAATAGTGTATAGACTAATCAAATGAATGCAGATAAACTAATCAAACTTGGAATAGACTTAAGAAACAAATGGAGCGGAGAGGTTAAGACTACGTGCCCTAAGTGTGCTCACCAAAGAAAGAAGAAGAATGATCCTTCCTTAGGCGTTAATATCGACACAGGGGTATGGAAGTGCCACCACTGTGGTTGGAGTGGCTCAGTCAATCAGTATGTACGCCCTGAGCCTCGACCTGAAGTTAAGACAGATGGTATCTTCTCCTATTTCACCAAGAGATCAATTAACCTCGATACTGTCAAGTATTTTAAAATCAGCGAGAGTGTTGAGTGGATGCCCCAAGATCAGAAGGAACACAAGGTCATCTGCTTCAATTACTTCATGGAAGATGATCTGATCAACATCAAGTTCAAGACCTCCGACAAGATGTTCAAGATGGTCAAGGATGCGATGAAGATTCCATTCAACATCAATTCCATTGCCAATCAGAACTATGTAATCATCACAGAAGGTGAGGAAGAGTGCATGGTCTGGCACCAGTGCGGATTCCGATCTGTTGTATCTGTACCCAACGGAGCAAGCAAGAACAATAATAATCTTGAGTGGCTGGATCGTGTGTACGATATGTTCGAGGGTAAGATTATCTATCTAGCTACGGACAACGATGAGCCTGGTCGTAAGCTGGGTGAGGATCTTGGTCGTAGGTTTGATGCCTCAGACATTCGTATCATCCGATTCCCTGAGAATCAGAAGGATGCTAATGATTGTTTGAAAGCATACGGGCCTGACTTTGTACAGCGTTTGTATGCAGATGCAGAACATCTTCCAGTAGCTGAGATATCTTCGGCATCTGACTACCGTGCCTTGATTGATGCCTACCATGATAGTGGTTATCCTGTGGGTGCTTTAGTGGATATGTCTGAGACCGATGAGCATTTATCTTGGAATCGTGGCGAATTGGTTGTGGTTACGGGCATCCCCGGCAGTGGTAAGAGTACGTGGCTAGACTATATGTTTATCCGCCTTGCTTATCTCAAGGGATGGAAGTTTGGTATGTTTAGTCCTGAGAACATCGCACCATTGAAAATTACTCGTATGACTGAGCAATTGATGGGCAAGGGTATGAAAGCAATGAATAAAGTAGAGTTAGATCGAGCCATCACGATAATCGATAAGCACTTCTGGTTCTACAACATCGAGGTGATGGAGGACTACACTTTAAGTGCTCTGCTTAAAATTGCCGGTACGATGGTTAAACGCAACGGGATTGATTGTCTTTGTTTAGACCCGTTTAACTACATAGAACCTGATGCAGGTGACGAGAGTACCCACGAGAAGATTGGAACGCTCCTACGCAAGCTGAAGCAGTTTGCTGTGAAGTATAATGTATGTGTAACACTTGTGGCTCACCCCCGTAAGATGGATAAGACATCTTCTGGATATAATGTACCACGCCTATATGATATTTCGGGCTCACATCACTTCTTCAACGTACCCGATGTAGGCATCGCTGTGCACCGCTCGTTTCAGAACGGACAGAAAGATCCTGTAGAGGTACACGTACAAAAAGTTAAGTACCACTTCCGTGGTAAGTTAGGTCGTGTCGATTACGAATTTGATCGGGACTCAGGACAATACTCGGAGGATGGTGTATTCAGAAACCTAATGACAACTAAACATGATATTGAAACGGATTCATCTGATTTGTTCAGCACACCACAAGCGTGGGGATCAGGTAAAAGAATTCAACCTGAGTCCTTTCCTTTTCCAGAAGCTGACTAAGTTCCACATTGCCTACCGCCACTACACTGTTAATTTAATTTCTGAGGGGTGGTTTGAAGTAGAGGGTGTTTACTACCTTGAGCTGAACACATCCCAAGGAATAGTTTATGTAACCGATTATATATACACACTACGATGATAAAAGTATACGACATAGAAACATTCTCCAATTGTTTTACCTACACAGATTACGACCCAGACACAAAAGAAATTAAGACTTTTGTCATATCATCTTTTAAGGACGAGCAGGCTGAATTTCGTGCCTACTTGGACAGCATACAGAAGGCTGGCATGGTTGGCTTTAACAATATTTTCTTTGACTGGCCTGTAACAAATTACATATGGAATTCGCAACACATAACAGCAGAGAAGATATACGCCTTTGTCCAGGAATTGATTAGCTCAGAGGAGCGTAAGAGCACCCCTCAAACCATCAAACAGCTTGACCTATTTTTGCTCAACCACTATGACAACAAAGCAAGGTCAACTTCTTTGAAAGCCTTGGAGGTAGCCTTGGGATGGAACGATGTGCAAGATATGCCCTACTCCCACACCGAAAAAATTGATCAGAATAAATTAGAGTTCGTTTTAAATTACAACAAGAACGATGTACTCTTTACTGCAAAATTCTATGAGATGTGTACTGAAAAGATTGACCTGAGAAAACAGATCAGCAAGAAGTACAAATTAAATGTAATCAATAAGAGCGATGTCGTAATTGGTGAGACAATCTTCCTTAAATATTTAAGTGATGCGATGGACATGACCATTGGCGAACTCAAACAAATACGGGGTAAGAGAAGCGATGTGCCAATTAAAGACATCATTTTTTCTTACGTTAATTACCAAGCACCGCAACTACAATCTTTATTGCAATTAATGCGTGAGACTAAAAGTTCTCCTAACTTCTTGCAGAATTTTGTAGAGCATTTAAGTACCAATGTATCAACTAATGAATTATATGATAAACTCAAAAAGAATAATATCGATGTCAAGAAGACTGCTCAACAGAAAAAATCATTCTCTTTTAGCATTCACTACGCAGGAGTTCGCTTGGATTACGGGGTTGGGGGCATTCATGGTTGCGTCACTCCTGGCGTTTATACTGCTACAGATACAGTAGATATCTTAGACATTGACGTTAAGTCCTACTACCCTAACCTATTCATTCAGAATCGTTTGCATCCTCGTCAGATGGATCAGGACACCTTTGTTCAGGTGTACTCAGACATATTTGATCAGCGTGTGAAAGCTCAGAAGGAGGGGGACAAGTTGACTGCCGATGCGCTTAAGTTATCACTCAATGGTCTGTTCGGTAAGACGGGTAGTAATGTCTCCTGTTTCTACGATCCCTTTGTGTTTTATGCAGTTACAGTAAACGGTCAGTTGCTCATCTCAATGCTGGTGGAGAAACTATTCAATGCCGGCTGTAAGATACTGCAGGTGAACACGGATGGTGTTACGGTCTCACACAATAAAAACATTAAAGAGAAGGTGCTACAGATCTGTAAGGACTGGGAAGTAATTACAAAGTTAACACTGGAGTACGCCAACTATGAGCGTATGGTAATCCGAGATGTAAACAATTACATTGCCGTGAGCACAGATGGTAAAATCAAGGAGAAGGGTGCGTTCGAAACCAAGAAGGACTGGCACAAGGACAACTCCTACATGGTTGTTCCATTGGCTGTACGTAACTACTTTGTGTACGACAAACCGATTGAGGAAACCCTACGTGAGCACAAGAATATCTTGGACTTCTGTGGACGATACAAAGCAGGTAAGGGGTGGCACGTTGAGTACGCCTACCTTGACGGACTACAGGAAAAGAGATTGCAGTTTGGTAAGATCTACCGATACATTCCTGTGCTCAAGGGCGGTACCTCTTTGAAATTAAACTTAGACGGACGTGAGCACCACCTGTGTGAGGGAAGTATGACTGTGCCTTACAATCAGATAGTAGATTTTGATTGGAACAATATTAACTACCCATTTTTTGTAAACGAATGTCAGAAATTGATACAGACTATACAGCCCTTGCAGATGACCCTACTGTAAGCCTCAAGATACCAGAGCTAAGGATTGATTTCAAAGTCATTCTCTTAGCTCTGCGCTATGAGTTACTACACCAGAAAATCTACTTCTCTCCTCGCTTCTATATGAAGAGGAGTCACGTCATCGTGCCTTCATTGCGGTACAGATTCTCTACCTGGTACGACAATGGATTCATCAGAATCAAAATAAATAGGACCGAGCATAGAGTGCCCTGTTTTTTGGATGAGGATGTGGTCTCCGAACGTACTATTGATCTGTTGTGTGCTATTATCGAGCACAAGAAAATAAACGACTTATAGTCGAATCTTTTTCCATACCCTTTGGTATCTGCCGTTAACCATTTCCAGCATGGGTATTTCCTTTTCGGTAGGGGTGTACTTGTTTACGTTTTGTTTGTGACGCTCTACAATATTTTTGTGGAGCAACTCACACGCAACAACACCATCGATTAAATCCGTGTTCTCTACGAGATAATTTTTGGCTTCCTCGATGAATTCCAGGAACCATACCTCATCGCAGTACTTATTCAGGTACTCAATCAAGTATGTATTGCCTCTCTCTGAGCTGTGATCGTTCTTGTAGTAACCATAAGACCCATCACTCTTGGCAAAGTTCTTACCTAAGAAGATTGGTTTCTTGGCTAGTAGGTGCAGCTTATTCAATTGCTTGTACTTATCTAACACAACACCACCTCGGTTGACCTCGATCATCGCCACAGCATTGTTGTAGTACTCCTGGAGCATGATCATATTGTCCACGATCTGATCAGGATCTGAGTCCCTTTCTGCATAGTGAGCAACATACCTATTGGTATCTAAATCCTTAATGACAATCGCTTGCTTTGACCCATCGCCCATATTCTTACTGATGAATGGAATGGGGTCAATCCCTGCAATGTAAGTATGACCGGGCTCAGGACTATGCAAGAATTTCATCTTGCTGGTATTGTCTGGTCTTCTTTGCAAAACACCTTCAACATCACGATATAAAACAGACGCATCGATCGGAGGCTTGGACGTCAGGATAATTCTTTCCTGAGTGTTCAGCTTATCGATAATGTGCTTGGGTAAGTTACCCTCTGCACTGAATGAGAATACCTCTTGGATTTCCAGTGGGTACTGTTTGATGAATGAGTTCAAGAATGATTTGTCCTCAATCTTATCCAGCTTCTCACGGGTCTTCAAGATCCACTCAGTTGCCGCTTTCTCATCGCTCCATCCATTGGGACAGAAGTTTAGAATCTTACCTGTCTCTTTTCCGTCCCCATCTAGCTCAGGTGCTTCCATGATCCCTCGGTTTCCAGGAAGGAATAAGGTCAGGATATTCAAGTTCTCTGCATTGTTCCAGAGATTCATGGCGAGTTTCTGCCCTACACTAGTAGATTCACCAGCACTTCCACCGATTACGATGGGAGCAATCTTAATGAAGCCCGACTTAACGCTTGCCTGTGCAGATTTGTAAACCTGATCAGCCTTGGGGTGCAACATACTTTCATCAATGAATACGTGTGCTGCACGATATGCTTCAAATGCTGTGGGTGTATCCACAGTTTCCTTTGTAACGATCTGACTGTCTAATCCAGAGATAGCTCCAGTGCTTTGATTCTTCTGTCCTAGGTGAAGATATCCTTGCTGACGTGTTGAGATAACACCGGGACGGATATAATCGTCTAGAGCGTCAAAAACTACACGAGTCTTATTCTTAAACAACTCTTCCAAACGCTGTTTATCAGCCGATGTGATCAGGGATGTAGAACCAGGACGTGTCAATGCAATGTACACAGGAATGATTCCACCAAATACCAATGACAGACCAACCTCACGTCTCTTTGTAATAAACAAATCGTTGTTAGTTCGCTTGGCTTCCTCGTATCCCTCGTAGATCAGCTCATCTATATCTCGCCAAATCGGTCTTTTTTTGTAACCTCTTGCGTCTTTTACGGTAGCTTGAGTCAATGCAAAGTAGTGTGCTCCAGTTAAACCAAAGCGACCTGTGTTCCAGTATTCCAGTTCCTTGCCCCACCACAAATCTTTTTCTTTGGGTGTAGCATTAGGGCTGAGACCGTACTTGGTCCACCACTCATCGTAAACAAACTTACTCTTTTTCATTTCTTAGCTGAGACCCGATCCATAAAGGATACAGTTTCTTCGGTTGTATCTTCCTGAGGATATGCCTCTAACTTAGCCAACTTAAGACTCTTATTGATTTTATCGCCTGCCTGAAGCAATTGGAACAAACCCTTCTGATATGAATCGTCAAGGTCGAGCGTCTTATCTTTGACACTGCTCATCAATTGTTTGGAGGCGGAAACCAAAGTCGCATAAAAGTCTACAGCAGGATCGAAGTCCTGCAGTTGTAATTTGTCTATGGCATCGGCCTCAGATAAATTATTTGCCTTTAGATAAGCCGCTAGACTTTCTAAGTTCGTTGATTTTTCGTTTTTGGTCTTCAATTTCTTTTTGTGCTTTGTTTGCCTCAATTGGATTGTTGACAAGCGTGTAGTACTCACACCACGAAATTAATTTCTGGAGTTCTTTGATTTCCTCCTCAATTACTTGTTTACTGCTTTTAGCCATGTTATTAAATCAAAATTAGATAAATCTCCTTCTTGTATGGGCTCACCGAGTGACATATAGAAACGTACTATATTGCCAAGGGTAAGCAGTTGCTGTTTTGTCGCTGTGTTTGTGTACACGTACTCATCGTTCAGCCCTCCAATAAGAGCCAAATGAACCTCGTTTCCAGGACAATAATTTATTGCGTGTAAGTACCCGTCTGTAGTAATGCAGTGCGTAAAGATGGGGACCATTTTGTTGAGCCCACCAATATGGTATTTCTCATTGGACAAACGAACCTTAGCCTTTTCATGGGCTGAGATGTGATCGGGTCTCAGATCTGTTTTGCTGTATGTCCAATATATCTTCACAGTTTGCTAAACGATTCTGGGGCGTACACCGCATTAGGATGTACGAATTCTTTTGGTGGCTCATCAGCGTATTGAGAAATCATTTTGCTCAAGTACCACTGAGCCTTTTTTAAATCTTCTAGTCCGCCTTTTTGCTCACATCTCCAAATGTATTTGATTACATTGGCGGTGCATACAGCATCTAGACCTTTTTTACCAATAGTAGCAGACTCGATGGCATCGATGCATTCTACTTTACCTTGCTTGTAATGTGAAGGGTTTACTTTATCTTTCATCTATAAATTCGTTTGGTGGGACAAATATACACTTTTCTTTTGGTACACGAAAAAAATTATCAGATCCGTTTCTATAGCTAGTTTTTATATAAATCTTTTCCTTGTAGTCCTGGTGAAATATTACTGCGGAATGACAGAAGATTGCTGCTCTGGTCTCTCTACAAATAATTACATACCAGAAGTTATCCCACTTCTTTTTTCTGTTTAAAAAAGAGACGCTATCAAAAGGAAAAGTTTCCTCTGAGACCCAAGGTCTTCTTGACTTCATCTCTACTTCCCAATTGTACGTTTTGCCGTCCTTCTCAGAGAATAAATCAATGCCATATTTGTCACTATTTTGCGAAATTTTGTGACCTTTTTTCTCCAAAAAAGCAATAAGTAATTGCTTGCCTTCTTCATCGCTTGTATCAAATAATTCTTGATTAAACTTCATCTACGCAAATATAAGGCGATAAATATACCAATTATAAACGAGATGCCAACGTACCACCAATTAATAATTTGTTCGGTGTAAACCTTACCAGGAACTTTAACTTCATAAGGTATTGTGTCTCTGTAGGTTATGGTGTCAGGTTTAATGGTTACCCCGAAGAAATCACCTCTCCTTTCGATGATCAATTTTTCGGTGTGAATGATGGTATCATGTGAGATTATAAAGGAATCCTTGTACTCAGGCACTGGAACCTTAACCTCTTTGATGATAGTGTCTTTTACAATTACCGTATCAGTCTCGACTAAATGCGGATATTTGCGTATCAAACGGTCATATCTTTTCTTCGGAGTGCCACACGAAATTACCGTAATGCACATTGCGATAAATAATAAATTTTTCATGGTACAAATATAAACCTATAAGTTTATTATATCTTATTGATTGTTAACTTATAAGTAAAAGGGGCAGCTAATGCCACCCCCTAAACCCTAAACTAAATTCAAATATGAAACAATGCAAATTTATGGAAAAAACTCTTAAGTGCCAAATTTGTGATAAATACACAATATATTGGTTAAAATACCCCAAAATCGGTGTAATTAACCATTATAATGTGCAATTTGTGCAATTTTGGGCTCATTTAACCATTAAAATGTGCAATTATGGCTCAATAATGTCCCTTAAAGCACCCAAAACTATGTCAAAATGTGCCATATAAGACACTTTATGATTTTTATATGCGATAAATACTTATTTTGAATTATCCATAGATTTTTATATATTTGTATCTGAACGCATATAATTATGAGATCGCAGAAATTAATTTATTCACTTTGTTGTCCTTTTACAAATAAAGTACACTACATTGGAAAAACAACGCAGGGTATGATCCGTCCAATGGAACATTTATCCAGAAGTCATTCAGAAAAAATTAGAGATTGGGTTGACGATTTAAAAAAACTCAATTATTCTCCCACTATTAAAATTTTAGAGACAGTATCTACGGAAGAAGATTTGGATGCTCGTGAAAGGTATTGGATTCAGAAAGAAATAAACAGCGGATCTTTACTTTTGAATACTTTTTTAGTAACTCCTTTATTAATTTCTCATGATTTAGAAGTAACAATCAATGGAAAACTAGGAGATGAATATTTGCGCATTGGCAAATTCATCAAAGAAAAAAGAAAACAATTAAATTTCACACAAGAAGAATTTGCTAGTAGATGCGGTGTAGCATTAACTGTAATCAGAAAGATTGAACAGGGTAAATCAAATTTGCAATTAGACAAACTGCTTCGTATTCTTATGATGTTTGGTTGTACTTTAGAAGTTTCTAGGATAAAAAACAACGCATAAAATATGTTACTATGTGCATTTAGATACACTATTTACTGCAAAATGTATACTTTATGACCGATTTATCCATCATTAATGCATTTAAATACACTAATGTATGAAAAAACCCACACTACTGTTAAATAATGTGGGTCTTCTCGAAGAATTACCGAATTATTGTCCAGTTTTTTGCATAATAAACTGGACAGCTTTATTATGCAATTTCGCAGTTACCACCGCTACAGGCCAAGTTTTCACTTAGGTTTGTGTTGTCGCTAATTTCTACAATATTTGCGACATTCAAAGCGTTAAGATTTGTAACGAGTTGATCGTATCTTTCCTTTGTGATGCTCTCAAATGGAGTCTGTTGGTATGAACCCAGATCCTCAGGAAGGAAGGAGAGACCATTGTAGAAGTTCTGATTCTCCCACAACCACTCACCTACCTCTGCCCACTCGTCTTGCTTGATGGTTACAGTTGCACTTACGTTGTGCGTATTGTTGCCAGAAATGTGTCCAGGTTGAATCCAGTTCTGATGTAAGTACTTCACCCTCTCCAGGAAGGAGATAGCGTTCTCTGAGGCCCTAGTAATAGCTCCTTGAGGTGCAGCAACAGGAATAGAGATAACCGCCTGAGATTGTGGCTTCATCACATCGTCCTCAACCAAATCAGGATGGTAGAGCGACAAGTAAGTATACATAGCCTCATTTTTACCTACACGGATTCTACGAATGTAGTACTGATCGTGCCAAGCGTGTACGCCTGATGATGTACCGAGTACCAAAGAAGAAGTTCCAGATGGTTTAACACAGGTAATACGAGCAGCAGAATTGATTCCGATCATCTCAGACATCCACTCGTTTGCTCTTGTGGCAACTCCTGCAGCCTCAGTCAAATCTAATTTCAAAACAGATCCACTGGCAATACCTGTCATACCGATTCCCAATAAGGCTTCGGCCTCAGTTGTCTTCTTCCACACACTACGCAAGTAATGGAAATCAGTGTAAGATGCTTGAAGAGTTCCGATAATGGCAGCATAAAAAACACGAGTGTCAAAATCATCTTGGTCTACAACATCAGAAGCATTGACTTCTACCAAGTTACAGAACTGGAATGAATTGAGGGCAATCTCGCAGCAAGGATTAGTTCCCATCTCTACATCATTGGAGAAATAGAAACCGGGCTCGCCTGAGTTACTCAACTCAACCTTCTTCCACAATTCCAAGAAAGACTTCTTGTCAACTGCTCCGCTTCTTTCAATCACTGCGCTATTGTTGGCACGACCACGCTGAGGATTCAATTCCCACCAGTTACCAAACTTGCAGGTCAACATATCCTCATCATCGTAATCAAATAAGGCGATCATTGCAGATCTACGAATACCACCACTCAATACAGCATCAGCGATGTGACATAGAATATCGTGACAATCTACAGAGGTCAACTTCTCACCGTCTTGTTTGCGGTCTAATATAGCCTCAATGTGAGTCAAGCACATCTTCAATGGCTCAGGTCCTGGAGCAACTCCACCGCTAGTAATCAATCGTTCGCCCTTAGCACGGATAGCACGATAATCAAAGGTGGGTTTCCAAGTGCTGAGACCAAAATAAGACTTCATCAATACTTTGATTGAGTCAGCCCAACCCTCAATTGAATCACCAATTAAGTATCTTCTGTTTCGTTCGGCTTTCTTGATCTTAGGTAAAGCATTAATGTGCTGACGTTGTACAGAGTAGCCTACGCCTGTGCCTGACAACAATAAGAACATGGTCTCGTTGAATGCACGATAGTCATCAACGTGCAAGTAAGAGCAGTTAAACAAACGGGTATTATTCACCTCGATTGGCTTGCCACCAAACTGAAGTGAGCGCATTGAAGGAAGAATCTTCTTAGCATAAACCAACTCGTAAGCCTTCTCGATAGTCTCGCTCAATTCTGGAAACTTATTGAGGTGCATATGTTTGTTGCGATCTACCAACTCTGTCCAAGTCTCTCTGCGACCCAATTCAGGTACGAACTTGGCGTACTTCATCCAAACTGTGATGTCCGATAGTATAGCGTGATTTAGTTCCATATTAGAATAATTTTCCGTGCTTGTAACCTCTCATTGAATTGTACTTCATCTTCATCTCGATGTGCTTCTCAAGGTCAATGTTCAAACCTCCACACAAATCAAACAAACGGATAGCAACGTCAGCCAACTCGTCTTGGAAAGATGACTTAACACCTTGCTCAAACGCTGTCTTCCACGTCAACGCTTTAAGCATAAACTCCTCGTCTGTTCTGTCTAACTCAAGATCGTGAGCCAATGATTCTACAACTGCTTGATCAGCGTAGTCATCTTTGCGCAATGCCTCTAAGGCTTCTGCTAATTCTGAAACGATAAGCATGAGCATCTCAGGCTTGTTTCTCTCTTCTTCCCAAAAACCTTTGTCTTTGGCTACTTGGTGTGCTTTTGCTATTAAATTTTTCATAAGGGCTACAAATATAATCTGAGCCCCAAGCAAAAAGCAAGTTATTTTTTTGTTGATTTTCCACCAGAGCCGTTACGTGCTCGGTTTTTAGATTTGCTCTCCAACACCATCTTACCTGACTTGGTGTGTGACAAATCTTTTGTGGCTCTCTTGCCATAGATACCTCTTTTGCGTGCCTCAGCATTCAGCTCCTGGCGATACTTTACACGTGATGGAGAGGATTGATACTCTTTATCATAAGAGTAATCACGACCTGTAGCTTTGTTCGAGCTAGGTCTTTTATTTTTTCCAACGATTTTGTTCTTCATTCTTTTCGATATATTCCCCAACGATGTAGGAGATTCCTATTGTAAAGGTAACAAATAATAACCCAAATAGGAACCCACCGATCATTTCTTCTTGGCTGTCTTTGCAGACTGTTTGAATGCCTTTGCAGTAGGAGCCCCTTTGGTACCGGGCTTTCTCATTTTCTCTCCGCTGCCTGCTTCAATCCTTTTCTTCTTTGCGTGGATATTTGCGTATAATCCTTTTTTCATTTTATTCCAAATTTAAACCTATTAGTAAATTTACTGAAAAGTATTTCAGAATCAAAATATGTTTCATCTGAATTACCAATATAAATCCATCCTAATTTATTAATTGCTTGTCTTTTATTTTTTAAATGGCAAAATGTAATAGAAGATATTCCAGTTAAATCTTGCATTTGTTTTGGAGAAGCAATTACAATTTCCTTTGAGATTATGTTATACCAAGAAGATGCGTATATGATTGCTTTTGATTTACTCATTTGAATCTTTGCTTTTTCTGTTTGTATATGTCCTCCTTTAGGTTGTCTTCCGTTTTTCAATCTGGTCATATACCCCCTTTTCCCTTTTTCACTTCTTTCTTCTGGAGTTGTTTTTTCCATGTATTTATCAATAAAATATCTTGGGTTTTCTTTGTGAAATTTTATTAATGATGTTGATATTTTATTTTTGACATCATCATTAGGAATTCCACCCTCTCCTCCAAAAGTCATATTGTACCCATTTGGAGTAATGGATTTATAATGATCTATCATTTCTATTTCCTTCTCACACGCTTCTTTTTTTGTAATACAACTGAATAATTCTTCCCATTCAAAATTCTCTTTTCCATATTTTCTTAAAGCTAATTTAAATGGCTGGTTAAACGCCTTTTCTTTTGCGTTTAATGATTTTTTAAAATGACTGTAAATTCTTTGCTGCAAAGTCTTTGATGTATATCCGATATACACCTTTCCATTTAGCTTATTTGTCGCCTTATAGACAATCATTTTCTTCCTTGTGATCGGTAGGATTTACGGTAGTTCTTTGAGGTTTTCAAAGACGAATTCTTTTTCTTCGATACAAC